CACGCAGGGCTACCCAGCCGCATCTGCAACGCCGTATACGCTGGTCAAGGCGTGGCTCCCAGGGCAGTATGTGAAGATCACCGCGCCGATGCTCGACCTCTCGTCTACCATCCTCTACATCCCTACTGTCACAATGCGCTTCGCAGATGGTGGCGGCACCTATCAGGTGCAGTACGAGATCGAAGCGGACTTCCGTCGGCAGTATCTCAGTGGTCTTCGTGGCTTGATTGGTGGTGAGTAATCGTGGGTAAGTACGGCACAAACCTAGAAGGCTTCGGCGCGTTCGAGGGTGGGGTCAACGCAGACAAGGGCGCACCGCTCGTCAGCACATCGAGCGACGGAGAGACTTCGCTGCTCTTCGGTCCTGCTGCACTGCGTGAGATTCAGGCTGGCGTGGCGAACGGAGACTTCGCCATTCCACCGGATGAGGCAGACGCGGTCATCACCGCAGAGAACCCACTGCCGTACTGGACCTTCACGGATGTCAACAGCGCAGGCGCAATCACCTGCGCCGTGGTCACGGACGCGAACACTGGATCTACTAATGTTCTGCGCTGGACCGTCAACAGCGGCACTCTGACTGGGAAGAGCGCAACCCTTACGCGCTATGTGCCAGTCTCGTCAACCCTTTCTCGCTCTTTCTCCTACTACCTTGAGGCATCTTTTACTAGCGCAACCAACAGCGCGCAGTCGGAGGTAAAGGTCAGCGGTGCGTTCTACAAGACTGACCTCACCATCTCAACAGGTGCGTTTGACTCTGGCCAGGTGCCTTTCTCATCTCTGACCTCTACGACTGGCGTGACGGCACCTGCGAACTTTGACTCTGGATCGCTGCTCTCAACCACCGCCCCATCGGATGCGGCGTTCCTGCTTCTGACTATCACTATCTCAACGGTCGCCACTCAGAGCGCTGCTCGCACGATTGACCTAGCAGAGGTCAACCTGTACCACGGCTCGCCTGAGATCCTGCTGACGGATCGAAGCGCACCACAGACATATCAGCCAGCCGTGCTGCAAGCCGACGGTGGCGAGTTGCTCTTGCAATCTGACAATGGCAACAGCCTGACGATTACCTCAACCAAGAGCAACTTCAACAACTCAGTCACAACGACTGGCGACCTTGGCTTTGATGGTGTTATCTACGGCTCATCTGGATTGACTGGCATCGCACTCAACACTGGTGGTACCAACGGTCGACTTTGGATTCACTCCAACCCTGCAGCAGATGTTGCAGCATCAACATCAACAACAGTTTCTGGCGTGCTGATCACCAAGGCAACGGCAGGTCAGCCAAGCACCAACATCAACGGCACCGCTACGACCGACGCGTTCGCCGATGCACTCCGCAACGGCGGCATCGCGGTAGACACAACCAACAACCGTGGCTACTTCTACTCAGGCGGCTGGAAGTACGCCGCGCTGACCACGCCGTCAGACTCACGCCTCAAGGAAGAGATCACCGACATCACAGGCGCGCTAGACACGCTCCGCCAACTCGTGCCGGTAGCGTTCAAGTGGAAGCGTCCAGAGGCACACGGCCGCACCGATGCTGTGGCTGACGATGGCAAGCGTCTGGGCTTCATCGCGGATCAGGTCGCCACGACTGACTTGGCGCACTGGGTGGAGACACTCGGAGTAGACGAGCGAGAGGCGCATCTCGTTGATACGACTGAGGTGCTCGCCGTCAACATCCCTCAGAACGAGATGGAGGCGCTCGTGGTGCAGGCGCTGCTCGACATCGACACGCGCCTGAAGGCGCTAGAGGCACGATGACTCCACGCCAGATTGACCAACTGATCGAGCGGCTGGACTCACATTCCGCCAAGTTGGATCAGGTGCGCTCAGAACTGGACATTCTCAAAGGAGGACTAGTGGCTATCGGTGCGCTGTTGTTCAGCGTACTTGTGCCGCTACTCGCATCGCTGCTCGCTAAGTGAAGCGCGCTGCGTTCCCACTGCTAGGGATCGTCTTCAGCACGCTCATCTTCCTGCCTATCGTGCGCGCTGAGGATGTGCCGCAGCAGGGAGTGACGATGACGGTCTACGACGGATCACCACTCGGACTCGTTCCGTGGGAGACCACGCCAGACCTGCCAGTCTGCTACTCCGCCGTCGTGCCAAACATCGACTACGACTGGGGTGGCGCTCCACCGGCAGAGGGCTGCCCTGGCGACTTCTTCCTTGTCAACTTCACAGGCTGGCTAACGGTGCCAGAGAGCGGCCAGTGGGAGTTCCTCAACTGGAGCGACGATGGTTGGATGATGACGCTAGACGGCGTGGTCATGATTGATGACTGGAACTTCCACGGCTGCGGTGGTCACTGGTCTGGACCGAATGAGGGCTACTCGCAACTCGTCGCAGGTCAGTCCTACGCGCTCGATATCTGGATGTTCGAGTGGGGCGGTGGCGCGTGTGCGCGTCTTTGGTACGGCGCACCGACACTCGGTTATGGCGTAGTACCGGCAGAGTGGCTGACTACCAGCGCGCTCCCAGCACCTGAGCCAAGCGCTCCACCGTCTGAGTCACCAAGCCCAGAGCCGTCGCCAGAGCCAAGCCCAGAGCCATCTGTTGAGCCAACTCCAACGCCAACTGAATCAGAAAGTATTCAACCATCGCCAGAGCCTACCCCAACCCAAACAGAAAGTGAGTTGCCAAGTGTTGAACCAACGCCGATCCCATCACCGACTCCCACACCCAAGCCGTCGCCCACGCCTATCCCTACGCCAGAACCTAGTCCGAGTCAGTCCCCTACTCCTGATCCCACTCCTGTACCTACTGACTCACCATCCGTAGAGCCAAGCGTGGAGCCAACACCGTCGCCGTCACCGTCACCAGATAACATTGCGGAAGAAGCAGCAGCGGTAGTCGGTGAGACGATCGCGGCAGTGAGCGAAGCAGTCGGAGAGGCGGCAGCCGCAGTAGCGGAGACCGTCTCGCAGGCTGTTGAAGCCATCGCCAATCTCGGCAAGGATCTCTCTCCAGAACAAAAGAAAAAGGCTGCACCGGTAGCGGTAGCAATCGTGATTAGTCAGGTAGCAAGTGTGGCTGTCGCGGCTGCATCAAGCGCCGCCAGTGCAGCCGCTGCAAGTGCAGCGAGAAAGGCAAAGCAATGATCAAGCGAATCATCGTGGATCTTGTATCTGGCGCGTGGACCATACTTGGCCTCCTCTTCGCTGTAGTCGTACTTGAGTCAGGACCCACGCAAGAAACAATGGCAACGCTCTTTGGCGGACTGACGGTTATCTGGCTTATCACTGGACCACTTAGGTGGATGGAGGAGTAATGAGCGCAGCAGATCACATCGAAAAGATCCACGAGCAGGGTTGGACGCGGATCAATACCGCGCCAGGTGAGTGGGTGGCACTCGTTCTGAACACCGAGAACAGCGCCTTTGGCGGCACGCTCTGGAAGCAGGGCGAAGATGGCAACGACTACTCGGAGGGCTGCACAGAGGGATTCCCTATCAGCGCCGCTCTGGACTTTGATGCAGCCGGTCGAGCAATCGCCGTGCTGATCAAGAAAGAGAACGCCTAATGCCGCTGTACCGCGTTGCCTCACAACTCTATAGCGACGCTGAGTCGCAACTAAAGGGCGCGAAGCAGATCCTAGACGACTGCACCTGGAGTAGTTGCGCGGCAGCGATTGGCTGGAGTTCAAAATATGAACTAAGCCCAACGGCCGCACAGGCAGTAATCGCAATGAAGAAAGTCACAGGTCGAGCCGATGTTCAGGGCAAGTCCGACAATGGCGGCAGTCTTGCCGAAGCCATCAAGGTCATCGCCCACCTAGGCGGAAAGGCTCGCTACGCCAAGTCGTGGGATGACGCAATGGCAGCAGCCAAGCAGGGCGCTGCTCTTATGGTCTGGGTACAGCAGCCAGTTGGCTACCCAGATGTGCGGATCTCCAAGTGGCACGATGTCTGGAAGAAGTGGTGGACAAAGAAAGACCCAGCACACCTGAAGGCTGGCTACGGCCATATGACCTCCGCAGGATGGTGCGAAGACCACGGCTGGCAGTGGGCGTGTCCAACGCGCGACGATAAGCAAGCCGCTGAGAAATACGGCGTGCCGGTAACCGAAGAGCAGTTGCGCCAGATTGCCAACAGCAAGGTCAAGGCAAAGAAGGTCGCAGTCGATTTCAAGTGCCTACTCATCGTCACGCATCCTGGGCGAGTAGCCGCACCAAATTCGCAGGACAATGCCACGCCAGTTCCAGTGCCAGTCGCTGCGCCTGTGGTAGCACCAGTGAGCGCACCTGTGCCTGCTCCTACAATCGTTGCACAGACACCAACTAACAATCATAAGGAGGTTCCAATGGCAAAGAACACGAAGACAGCCGCCGTCATCGCTGACGCCGAGGCGGCGCTTCAGCGCGTCGACTGGGATGACAAGGGCAAGGAAGCCTTCAGCGCACTCGTTGAAGCCGCCAAGGCGAGCAACGGTAAGAAGGGCTTCCGCGCTAAGGCTGCGGCATCGCTCGGCTGGATCGTCGCCAATACCGGCATTGACGAGATGGTGATCGAAGCGCTCCGCACAGGTCTCGGCACTGGACTCGCCATCGCCTTGGCGAGCGGCTCCCAGATCACGCGGCTAGACGCTGATCAGGCAGATATGATCTTCGCTGGTGCCATCGCCGCCTGCCTTCAGGTCATCGTACGCGCCCTCAATCCTGACGATCCGAAGTTCGGTATCGGCAAGGCAAAGGCGGAGATCGCTAACGGTAACGGCCCTCACAAGTAAATCGTGGCTAAGCCATTCGGCAACTGCTCAGTCTGCGAGATGGTCGCCAGAGTCTGGGAGGTCGAGTCACTGGGCGAGTTGCTCTGCGGCGTCTGCCTGGGGCTCCTGGTAGCCGTCAGCCTAGAGGACTTATCTCAGCCGTCCTAGGCGGCTTCCCCTGGGTGGTCCCTCCTCCACCCAGGGGACTACTGTTACATCCATCTTGCATAAAAAATAGCCGCGCAACAGGGGTTGACGGCTCCTAGCGTTATCCCATATGATTGACTAGTCAGGGAGGACGAGCCAGATTGGCTCTCCTGACAGGAGGTCAAAGATGACACAGGGATACAAGTTCAAGACCGAGTTCAACGGCAAGGTAAGCGTTCGAGCCCTCTGCGAAGACTGCCTCAAAGAGTCAGTACACGAGACCGTCGTTGCCGGTATCTATTCGCAGACATCATCAATCAGCGCTGCTGAATTGGCTGTCTTTGTCTTCCCATCGTGCGATGTTTGCGATGCAACCTTCACGGTTGCGACGGTGGCAGCGTGAGCGCGGCAGTAGCAAAGGGTCGCATCAAGTTTGAGGATGCCGACAGCGACTTCCTTGAGTGCAGTTGTGGCAACTACACGATGGATGACGGCTTCGATCTGATTGAGCCACGGTTCAAGAATGATCTCCGCTATGTCTGCAACACCTGTGGTGCGACTTGCTTGATTGACTTCAAGGAGAAGGTAGTTCTGAATGAGGAGGTGCGCTAATGATGTGGGCAATCTTGGACGGTATTGGATACGCGCTCTTTATCGCGTGCATCTACATCGTGCTAGTAGTAGGAGGGTCACTGTGAAAGTCAATCGCAAGAGCACACCGAAGATGGTTGTGCGGCCGTACTTCACATCGGAGTACCAGCGCCTAGAGCGAGAGGCTCACAACCGTGAGCGCTTCAGTTTTACCGTTGCCGTGATGGCGTTCTGGGTACTGGCCGTGTTGGTCTTTCAGTTGGTCTCACGATGAGGTGCGCCTACTGCAAGGGTCCAGTCAAGACCAAGTCGACACAGAAGCGCGACCAGATCTGCGGCGTGTGCTGGGCGCTGCTGATCCAGATCGCCAAGAGCCAGCCTGTATTTGGGAGGACACAATGAGCAAGCGCTTTATCTTTTCGGCTGCCCCACAGAGGTCGCCAGAGTGGTTTGAGATGCGGAAGGGCGGCATCACTGCCACCGGCATCACCGCCATCAACGGCTCGTCGCCGTACAAGACGGCGTATCGGCTCTGGGCTGAGTTGACAGGTCAGGTCGGTGAGCAGGAAGTCGGAGCGGCGGCACAGCGCGGTCAGTTGCTCGAGCAGGCAGTCGCCGACTACTACACCGCCGAGACTGGGCACAAACTCCGCAAGTCGAATGGCATCGTGCGACTCAAGGAGCACCCTTGGGCGATGGCATCGCTTGACCGCACCATCGTTGGCGATACCACTGGACTGGTAGAGATCAAGACCTCAA